CAGGTCGGGAACGTGTACGGGCCGCTGACGACGATGCTGTTGGATGGCCCGTTGACTGCGTTGATGGCGATTCGTGAGGGATTCATCCGAGTCCTTGACGGGGATGGTGGCCCGAAGTCGAACCGTATCGATGTGGTGAGTTCGTCTGCGAAGTCTCGTCTTGGTCAGCCGATTACGTTTGCGATTCAGGATGAGACGGGGTTGTACACGAAGGAGAACCGGTTGATCTCGGTGGCGCAGACGCAGCGCCGTGGTTTGGCCGGTATGGGTGGTCGTTCGATTGAGACGACGAATGCTTGGGATCCGGCGGAGAACTCGTTGGCTCAGCAGACGTTCCAGTCGCAGTCGAGGGACATCTTCAAGTTCTATCGTCAGCCGCCCACCGATCTGTCGTATCGAAACAAGCGGGATCGGGCGAAGATCCACCGGTACGTGTACGACGGTTCCCCGTGGGTGAACCTGTCGGACATTGAGGCCGAAGCGTCAGAGCTGATGGAGACCGACCCCGCGCAGGCTGAGCGGTTCTTCGGTAACCGGCTGGTGTCGGGTGCCGGTGCGTGGCTGAAGGATGGTGTGTGGGATGCAGCTTACGCAGGTGGAATGGCTGCCTCAGCCTGACGACGGCACGCAGATCTGTCTCGGAATCGATGGCAGTGAGAATGACGATCACACCGCGATTCAAGGTGAGACCATCGACGGGTTCACGTTCACGCCACGCTATGGCCCTGACCGGCGCCCGACCATCTGGAACCCGGAGGAGTGGGGCGGTGAGATCCCTCGCGGCGAGGTTGACGCTGCGGTGGACGAGCTGTTCGAGCGGTTCAAGGTCAAACGGTTCTACTGTGACCCGCACGGCTGGTACACGGAGATTGATTCGTGGGCTGTGTCGTATGGGGATGACCGGGTTTTCCAGTGGAAGACCGGGTCTATCTCACGGATGTATGACGCGCTGGTGAGGTTCCAGACGGATCTGACGCATCAGCGCATCACTCATGACGGTTGCCCATTGGCGGCGATGGCGTTTGCGAATGCTCGGAAGATCGCGAAGCCGGGTCAGAAGTACATTCTCGGGAAACCGACTCAACATCAGAAGATCGACGTTGCCATGTCGCGCATCCTTGCGCATGAGGCAGCGTCAGACGCGCACGCTGCAGGGTGGGGCGTGGAGGCAGATACGCGCATGTTCTGTCTGTGAATGATTGGAGGCGCACATGGCGGTTCTTGGCAGTGAAGACCGTGCCATGCTTGAGGGCCTGCAGTCGAAGCTCTCGGGTACGTTTGCTGGCGACAGCGAGAACTCTCGGTATTACGAGGGGACGTGGGATCTGCCAGTGATGGGTTTGGCGGTTCCGCCGGATCTGCGCCGGTTCTACACGTGGGCGAACTGGTGCCGCACAACAGCAGATAGTGTCGCTGACCGTCTGAAGATGCGGGCGTTTTACATGCCGGGTGAGGATAAGGCATCTGAGGCGCTGCGTGAGGGCTGGGACGCGAACAACCTTGACTCTGAGTCGAACGTACACCACAAGGAGTCGTTGATCGTGGGGCGCGGGTTCGTGTCCGTGGGGTCAAATGAGGAAGATCCGGAGCACCCGCTGATTCAGGTGGAGTCGGCTCGTGAACTGGCGGTGGATATTGACCGCCGACATCGTCGGATACGTCGTGCCGCACGGTTCTACGGTGATGATGAGAGCGGGTCCGCGAAGTACGCAACCTTGTACCTGCCGGATGAGACACGTTGGCTTGAGAAGGGTTCTCATGGCTGGCAGGTCGTGGATGTTGACCGTCACCGGTTGGGCCGTGTGCCGTTGGTGATGTTCTTGAACCGCCGGCGTCTTGGTTCATGGGATGGCGTGTCTGAGTTCGAGGATGTGAAGCCTCTCGCTGATGCTGCTGCTCGTGCGTTGACGAATCTGCAGTTGGCCGCTGAGACCCATTCGGTGCCGCAGAAGTGGGCATTGGGTGTCGATTCGGCGGACTTTGTTGACAAGGACGGCAATCAGATCCCGCGTTGGCAGGCGTACTTCAATGCGATCTGGGCGTCGAAGAACAAGGATGCGAAGCTGGGGCAGTTCAGTGCGTCTGACCTGAAGAACTTCCATGACACGGTGACGCATTACGCGCAGCTGGCGTCGTCGGTGACTGGTCTCCCGCCAACGTACTTCGGTATCACGACGGTCAATCCTGCAGCAGAGGGCGCGATTCGCGCCTATGAGTCGCGCCTGGTGTTGAACGTGGAGAATCATCAGGCGGAGTGGGGAGATGGCTGGGGTTGGGTGATGGGGCTGTATGAGCGGTTCCGCACTGGTGAGTGGGTTGATGGTTCGCGCATCAAGACTGAGTGGTTCGACGCTGGTACGCCAACGTATGCGCAGCGCGCTGATGCTCTGACGAAGATGTACGCGAATGGTCAGGGTCTTCTGCCGCGTCGTGGCGCGTTGGAGGAACTGGGTTTCTCTGACCCGAAGATTGACCGCTATGACGGGTACTTCGCGGATGAGGCGGCTAGCGCGTTTGGTTCTCTGCTGAAGGAGGATCCGCCGGTTGATGCTGGTGAGTCCTGATGGTTGCCCCTGAGTCTGCCGTGCGTCATTACATGCGGGTGCAGCGTTTGAAAGCTGCAGCGCAGTTGAGGGCGCGTCGCACGTGGGCGCTGGTGGATCCGGCGCATATCGCTGATTCGTGGGCTGCGATCCTGTCTGCTTCGGCGCTGGTGGATGATGTTTCGTCTGCGCAGGTTGAGGCTGCTGTGAGCGCTTCGTCTTATGGCGCGTCTGCCCTGGCGGATCAGGGCGTGTATGACGCACCGGACGCTTTCGTTGATCCTTCTGCGTTCGGTGGGTATGCGGGTTCTGGTGTCGCACTGAAGGATGCCCTGCAGGGTGGATCGGCCCGCGCATTGCACCTGATCAAGACGGGGGCCGATACGGCGAGTGCGTTACGTCAGGCTGGTGGCCTGGTGGAGATGCGTGCTGGTACTGCAGTGTCTGATGCTGGCAGGTCTGCTGCAGGCGTGGACACGTTCACTCGACCACGGACCGGGTATGTGCGGATGCTGAATCCCCCGTCGTGCTCGCGCTGCGCGGTGTTGGCCGGCAAGTTTTACCGGCACAATCAGGGGTTCCTTAGGCACCCTCGGTGCGATTGCACGCATATCCCCACGATGGAGAACATTGCGGGTGATGCGACCACCGATCCTTACGCGTACTTCAAGAGCCTGGACGGGGACGATCAGGATCGGTTGTTCACGAAGGCTGGCGCGCAGGCGATCCGTGATGGTGGCGATATTTTCCAGGTGGTGAACTCGCGGCGTGGCATGTCTGCGAATGGGACGACCACGTTGGCGGGTACGACGAGGCGTGCGGTATGGGGCGGCATGAATCGCGGCAAGGTTCGTTTGACGCCTGAGGGTATTTACCAGATGGGCTTGTCGCGTGCTGAGACGTTGAGCATGCTCAAGCGGTACGGATACATCCTCCCTGGTGGGCAGGATCCAGCAGGCGTGCTGGGCGGCTCGGTGCGCGTGAACTACGCGAACACGATGACGGAAGCGCAGAAGCGTGTTCAGGCGGCGCGGCTGAACTGGGAGGCAGTGCAGCAGGGTCGTCATCCGCAGTCTGGTCGCACACTGACACCTGCTGAGGCGGCTCGTTACGAGGACGCGTACCGCAAGACCCTTGCCCGTGGTGGCGAGATCTACTTGCCCGGCGAGTGAGCCGGGCACACATTCCTTCCCCTTGGCGCGAGGCTTTGGGGTTCTTTCCGCGATGGAGGAAATCATGTCGGAGACGACGAACACTGAGGTGCCCGCAACCGAGCAGGCGCCAACGGACGAGCAGCAGGACCAGAAGCCGAACGACGCGTCGAACGATGAGTCGCTGAGGCCGGAGGGGCTGCGTGCGCTGCAGGCCGAACGGGAAGCCCGTAAGGATCTGGAACGCCAGCTCAAGGAGTACGAGGACCGAGACAAGTCGGATCTGCAGAAGGCCCAGGAAGCGGCTCAAGCTGCCGAATCTGAGTTGACGCAGATCCGAGTCCAGAACCTGCGTAATGAGGTGGCGCTCGCGAAGGGCGTCCCTGCGGATCTGGTGCAGTTCATGACCGGCGGCGATGAGGAATCGCTGTCGTCTCAGGCTGACACGTTGTTGTCTCGCCTCACGAGTCCCCCGACATCCCCGAAGCCGGATCTGACGCAGGGCGCGTCTGGTTCGGATGGCCCGAAGTCGACCGCTGACATGTTCGCGGCGTTCGCTGAGGGTCGATTCAACTGACCAACACTTTTGTGAAGGAGGCTGGCCAACATGGCTGGTATCGACACCAACCGCACCACCGCTGGTGCGTCTGATCTGCTCCCGAAGCAGATCTCATCCGAGATCTGGGCCAACGCTATCGAGGAGTCTGTGATCATGCAGGCTGCCCGTCAGATCCCGCTGCCGGGTTCCGGCGTGACCGTCCCGATCATCACGGGCGACTCCGAGGCCGACTGGGTCGCTGAGACCGCCGAGAAGCCGGTTTCTCAGGCGACCCTGGGCAGCAAGTCCATCACCCCGTACAAGCTGGCCGTCATCGAGCTGTTCTCTGATGAGTTCCGCCGTGATCTGACCGCCGTGTATGCGGAGCTGGCTCGCCGCCTGCCGAAGGCCTTGGGCACGAAGTTCGACGCGACCGTGCTGAACGGTACGGCGCCGGGGTCGAACTTCGATGTGCTGACCAACAGCACTGCCGTGACCGTGGACGCCACGGACACCATCGGCGATCTGGCCAACGTCCTGACGGCCGTTGGCGCGACCGGTGCTGACGTCACCAAGTGGCTGATCTCCCCGCAGGCCGAAGGCCGCATCATGACCGCGAAGGACGGCCAGGGCAACTACGCATTCCTGCGTGACGCTCGCACCGACTCCGGCGCCATCGGGTCCATCTTCGGTCGCGACGTTCTCAAGTCCAAGGCCGTCTACGCTGCCGGCACTCCGAACGTCATCGGCTTCGCTGGTGACTTCGCGAACTCCGCACTCTGGGGTTCCGTGGAGGGTATCAAGGTGGACATCACTGACAACGCGACCGTGAACAAGGGTGGTACCCAGGTGAACCTGTGGCAGCGCAACATGTTCGCCGTCCGCGCTGAGATCGAGGTCGGGTTCGCAGTGAAGAACGCGGCCCACTTCGTGAAGCTCACCGACGGTGCAACCGGAGGCGGCGAAGGCTGATGCTGCTGGTGAATCCGCACACCGGGAAGACGGTGGATGCACCGGAGAACCTGGCTGAGCAGTTGAAGGCTGCCGGGTTCACCGATGCTCCGACCGTGAAGCCCGCGACGAAGCCGCGTGGACGCCGTTCTACCAAAGCCGATTGAGAGGGGGCGGTCATATGCCGTATGTGACCCCCGACGACGTTGCTGCTCGCATTGGCCGCCCCCTCACAGCTGCTGAAGCTGAACAGGTTGCGGTCTGGGAGGCTGACCTTGTCGCTCTGGTGGAGGCGAAGGGTGTGGACCTTGCGGCGCGCATCGCGTCTGGTGCATTGTCCGCTGCTGTGGTGACTGCAGTGTTCGCGTCGGCAATCATCCGCGTGTTGCGTAACCCGAAGGGGCTACGCCAGCGTACGGAGTCGATTGACGACTACTCCATCACGGAGACAGTGGACACGACAGCATCTGCCGGCGCGATCTACTTGTCTGATGATGAGTGGGATCTACTCGCGCCAGGGTCGACTGGTGAGGCGTTCACGATTCGGTCCTATGGTGAGCCTGGTCATCGTTATGGTGCATGGGTTCATCCTGACCAGTGGGTGCCGTACTCATGACGGCGCCATCAGTGGTCATGGAAGGGCGTGCTGCAGCTGAAGCCCTGATGGGTGACGTATGCAAGGTGACGCGCATTGATGACACGGGCGATCCTGTCGTCTTGCCTGATGGGTCTGTTGGGTATCCGCGTGTGACCGTGTGGGGGCCTGGTGTTCCTGACGATGGCGGTGGGCGTTGCAAGGTGACGTCGGGGCAGTCCGCGAACGTTGCTGATAGTCCCACGGTTGGCGGTCACGCCTACCTGGTGGAGCAGCAGATGATCCACCTTCCGGTGTCGTCTCAGTGTCTGCCAGATGATGAGGTGGAGATCCTTGAGTGCAATCTTGACCCCGATCTGGTTGGCCTGACGTTCCGTCTGTCGGAGAAGCCGCGAGGGCGCTTCAAAACGGCTGACCGTTGGTCTGCGGATTTGGTGACGCGATGAGTGACGGTGCTGAGGAACTGCGCGGGTATGCCCGGGATCTTGGTGTTGTTGCGATGCATCTGACGCCGAAGGTCGCTGAGGTGATGGAGCGTGGCGCGGTTGAGATTAAGAAGCAGATGAATGCTGATCTTGCCGGGTCGCGTCACTTCAGGGGCATCGCAGGTTCAGTGAACTATGACCGCAAGGTTGGGGCCGGTTCGGTGGATTACGAGATTGGCCCTGACAAGGGGTCTCATGGTGGCGCGCTGGCGAATGTGGCGTACTTCGGTACGTCTCGCGGCGGCGGCACGGTGGACCTTGAGGGGCCGTGGCGTGCTGAGGCGGAGATCATCGCTGATCAGATTGACGCGCTGATGGGTAGGGAGGTTGGTGGGCTGTGACAGTTCATGCTGACTTTCTTGCTCGCGTGTCTGGGATTGTTGGCCCGGTTGTCGTCTTCGACGAGAAGGTGCCCGCGAAACCGCCTGCAGCGTATGTGCTGGTGAGTGCGATCAATCCGCGTCCGATCTCGCGTTCTCTGGCACGGTCCCGACATGGGTCGGATAACCGTTGGCGCATCACGGCGGTGTCCAACGAGCCTGTTGGGGTTCGGTCCATCTCCTCATCCCTGGATTCGTTGGACGGCTCTCGTGTTAGCGGGCAGCGGGTCGAGGAAGTGGACACGGGGATGGGGATCACGGAGGACGCTGACGTGATCGTCAACGGATTCCCGGTCTGGTACACCAAGCGGGATTTCCGGCTGCCGCAACCCATCTAGACAACCGCATGAGTAAGGCCCTCGTCGCATCCGCGACGGGGGCCTTACTCATGCCCGGAAACAGGAGGTGCGCGCATGTTCGTGCGCGTCAAGGACAAGGACACGCGCCACGAGTTCGACGTACCGGAAACGGACCGCCGGATCGGGGACTGCCTGTCCCTTGTCAACAAGCCCGCCTACCCGCCATCCGTGGCGCCGAGGCGGATCAAGTACAGCATCGCTCCCGCCCGGGACGCGGTGAACACCAAGCCGTCGCCAGTCAAGGCGGCGGAGAAGGAGGAAGCCCATCATGAGTGAGATCCCCTCTACCCCCGCTGACGGCAACGTCAAGGTCGTCTTCGTGCCGGCCATCGCCGACACTGCCGCTCCGAAGCTGTCCGAACTGACCGCCGCGTCCGTCGTGGATATCAGCTGCTACCTCACGGAGTTCACCCCGTCGGTGGATGAGTCCGAGATCGAGGATGAGCGCCTGTGCTCCACGGAGACGTTCGAGCAGCCGGGCCGCATCAAGCATTCGCTTGAGGGCACCTACATCGACAACACCAACTCGCCGGATGACGACCAGAACGCTGCAGCGGAAACGCTGGTGCGTGGTGTCGTCGGGTTCATCGTGCAGCGTCGTGGCGTTCCCTTCGATACCGCGTTCGCCGCCGACCAGAAGGTCAAGGTGTGGCCGATCAAGGCTGGCGTTCAGAACTCTGTCGCACCTGAGGCGAACTCGGTGCTGAAGACGCAGCAGAAGTTCTTCGTGACCGGCAAGACGACTGATTCGGTCGTCGCTGCTTGACCGTGTGCCACGTCATGCGTGGCACACCACCTGTTCCCCGTGCGTGCGTCCTATGTGGGTGGCGCACGCACGGGGTCAAACCCACATCACCCACGAGAACGGAGGCCATCATGGGCCTGACCATCAAACGTGCAGAGCGTGACGTGGCTGTTTGCCTGGACGGGACGCTTGTCGCGCAGTATGAGGCGTTGGATCGTGAGTCCAAGCAGGTGCAGATGGACGCGAATGCTGATCCGCGCCTGAACTCGCCGCACACGAAGCGGCTTGAGGATATCAAGGCGGAGATCGCGGATCTTGCGGAGAAGCAGCGGCAGGAGACTGTCACCTTCACACTGCGTGCGCTCCCCCGTGATGTGTGGGAGCAGCTCGTGAGCGAGCATCCTGCCCGTGAGGACAACGACACTGATGAGCAGTACGGGTTCAATACGGACACGCTCTACAGCGCAGCACTCGCATACACGGACCCCTCGCGCCCCGAGGTGCGCACCATCGTGAAGGTGGCAGACCACGACGGGAAGAGCGTGGAGTTCACGCCCGCCGACTGGCCGACGTTCGCCGCTGACCTGTCCACTTCGCAGCAGAACGATTTCGTTGTGCAGGTCGCAGTCCTGAACGTCGGTGAGAACACGGTCCCTACCGTGCCCAGCGAATGGAAGCGGACCCGGCCCACCGCCGTGAAGTCGAAGTAGCTCGCTCGCTGGGAATCTCCCACCGCCGATTCCTCGGTTGGGAGCCGGTCACCCGGTACCGGCATGACGAGAATGGTCGTGTCGTGGAGTCATGGCAGGAGTCTGAATGGTCTCTGCCGGAACGCGACAAGATGCTTGCTCTCGCATACTGGGACGCAGTCTACAGGTGCCCTGTGTGTGGTGGCCCGAAATCTGAATGCCAGGGCCCGGATGCTGAACGGAAACTCAGCCTGTTCGGCCCACCTGCCCGATGTCACCGGAAGACCGGAATCCTCCGCGAGGCGGAGCGTTGGCGTGACGACAAACGCCAGTACCCAGAGGCGCTGATCCCGCAACCACGTTCGGGATGAGCGATTTTCTTATGCCCTCACGGACCTGGAGGTTCATTCACAATGGCCAATCGCACCATCACCTTGAACCTCCAGGCACGTGTTGACGGGATGCTTTCCGGGCTTCGTCGTGCACAGTCTGAGACGTCCCGTACGGCGTCGAAGTGGTCTGCGATGCAGGCTGCTATCAGGAAGAACTCTGGTGCGATCAATGATGCATCCGGGACGCTGATCAAGTCTGGTGTCGCGATGGCGGCGCCCGCGTTGCTGGCGACAAAGGCATATGCGAAGTTCGACAAGCAGATGTCTTCGGTGTCGGCTGCCACGCACGCGTCAGCAGCAGACATGAAGGCGCTGCGTGCTGAGGCGATCAAGGTCGGTTCTGACACGAAGTTCTCAGCAACTGAAGCTGGCCAGGGTATTGAGGAACTGGCTAAGGCTGGCATCTCCACCAAGAACATCCTTGGTGGTGGGCTGAAGGGGTCTATGGACCTCGCGGCTGCAGGCAATCTGTCGGTTGGTGAGTCGGCGGAGATCGCCGCCTCGGCCATGACGCAGTTCAAGCTGAAGGGCACCCAGGTGCCTCACGTGGCGGACCTGTTGGCTGCCGGTGCTGGTAAGGCTCAGGGGTCCGTGCATGACCTCGGCGAGGCCCTGAACCAGGGTGGTCTGGTCGCATCCCAGACTGGTTTGTCGATTGAGGAGACGACCGGCTCCCTGGCGGCGTTCGCGTCCGCTGGCCTGACCGGCTCCGACGCGGGCACGTCGTTCAAGACGATGCTGCAGCGGCTGACTCCGCAGTCGGAGAAGGCCGCGAACCTGATGAAGGAACTGGGAATCAGTGCATACGATTCTCAGGGCAAGTTCGTTGGCATGGCGAACTATGCAGGACAGCTGAAGTCGAAGCTGTCTGGTATGTCGCAGGAACAGCGCAATGCGACCATGAGTGTTCTGTTCGGGTCGGATGCTGTGCGTGCCGCGTCGGTCATGTATGAGCAGGGCGCGAGCGGCATCCAGTCGTGGATCGATAAGGTCAACGATTCCGGGTACGCGGCTGAGACGGCATCACGCATGCAGGACAACCTCTCCGGCGACATTGAGAAGTTGGGTGGTTCATTCGAATCTCTGGCGCTCAAGTCCGGTGGTGGCGTGAATGATGGTCTACGCGCCCTGGTTCAGGGTGCCGAGGGTGTTGTCGATGCTATCGGAAAGATCCCTGCCCCGATCACGTCTACTCTGACCGTCCTCTCTGGGCTTGGCGGTGTTGCCGCTATTGCTGTTGGCGGATTCGGAAAGCTGTCCACCTCGTTCATTCAGGCACGCGACAACATGCGCCGGTTCTCGTCTGCGTTCCCCAAGACTGCTGGCGTGCTAGGCGACCTCGGTAAGGCTGCTGGGGTTACTGCTGCCGCTCTTGTTGGGCTGCAGGTAGTCAAGGGCCTCTATAATCACTTCAACAAACTTCAGACGTCTGCCCAGGACGCTACTGCCGCGCTGCTGCAGGTGAAGCAGGCTAAGGATGGCCTGGATGCCGGGAAGTCGATTGATGACTTGTTCGATCAGGGCACGTTCATGGGGATCGACTCTGCTATCGACGGAATTGGCGATAGCGTCAAGAAGCTGAACCCGGCATGGTGGGATCTGACTGGGCATCTTGGGAACTTTGGTGCTGATGTACTCAACATCAATAATGGCAACAAGCAAGCCGCAAATACATTCGACCAGCTCGATACGGCTATGGCGAAGATGGGCACTACTGCTGCTGGTCAGAAGGATGTTGCGAAGACCTTCGCGGCCATGTCTGACCAGGTGAAGAAGTCTGGTGGTGACGTTGAGGATCTGAAGCCGCGTTTTGAGAAGACATTCGCTGCGTTCCGCGCCCAGGCGCAAGCGCTGGACGTCGATCTTCCGGAGAAGAAGATCTGGAACTGGATCATGACGGGCAACGTCCCGACTGAACTGCAGAAGGCCGCGAAGGAAGCCAAAAGCACCGGTAAGAACGTCAATGAGGCGAAAGGTATTCTTGATAGTGTCACGGTCCCGCCTGCGCTGTCGGAGATCATTTCCAAGTTGACCGAGGCTGGTTCTGCTGCTCTTGGTGCGTCGAACTCCACGATTGCGTACAAGGAGAAGTTGGCTGGATTGTCGAAGGAGGCAGCCAAGTACAAGGACCTCGCCAAGGGTGGAAGCGAGTTCAACTTTGACACTGAGAAGGGTCGCGCTGCTCAAACTGTCCTGAATAACTTCGCAGCCTCCGCGCTTCAAGCATCGAGTGACATGGACAAGGCAGGGGCGTCTGCTGGAAAGCAGGTCGCCCACTTGTCCGAGTCCCGTGAGGCGTTCATCAAGAACGCTGTGGCGATGGGCTTGAACTCGAAGGCTGCCGCGAAGATGGCCGACGATTATGGTCTGATTCCGTCGAAGGTGTTCACGACTGCAGAGTTCAAGGAAGGTGACACGCGTAAGCGTGTCGGTGACATTGTCTCTGCGTTGAACACAATGCCGAAGGGCAAGAAGATCACCGTGGAGGACAACTCCAAGGGGACGATCAAGGCTCTTGAGGCGTTGGGCTTCAAGGTCAAGAAGATTCCAGGTACAAAGAAGATCGAAGTCACCGCGACTGGCGTCAAGAAGACATCTGGCGAGATCGATAAGGCCGCTGGCAAGAAGCGCGACGCTAAGATCGGTACCCACTCCGATGGTAAGGGCGGGAAGCAAGCCGACTCTGAGGCGAAGAAGAAGCGTGATGCGAAGATCGGAACCCATTCTGATGGTAAGGGTGGGAAGCAGGCGGATGCTGAGGCGAATAAGCGTCGCACGGCAACGTTGCGCGGTGTCGCTGAAACTGGTGGTGCTGAGGCGTCTCTGAATCATGCTGCTCGTGATCGTATGGCTCGGATCAGTGTTGCCGTCACAACGACGATCACGAAGGTGCAGCGCACTGTCAACGCTGCTGTGGCTGCAGCTGGTGGGAACGCTCGTACGGCGGCGCAGATGAAGCGGCACGGTGGAAAGCTCCGTGGTCATGCGGACGGGTATCGTCTGCCGCTGACTGGTCCTGGCACTGACAAGGTTGATGGGTTCACTGCGGTCAATGGTGACGGTGCTGCGATTGCTCGTGTAGATGCTGGCGAGTGGGTTGTGAATCGTCGCTCATCCAGTGCGTTCGATCAGACGCTGGCTCACATCAACCGTGGTGACCGTCGTGGCGCTATGGCATCGCTGTTGGCTGGGTATCGCACGGGCGGTGTAGTGGGTGAACTCCCCGGGCTGGCGTCGGGTGGCCGGTACCGGTGGGCTGGCCGTCAGGTCACGTATGCGACGCGTGCCGTGAGCCGTGCCAGCGCGAACTTGTCCAGGCAGAAGGCCCAGTTGCGTGCTGCGGAGAAGGCCGAGGCTGCGGCGCAGAAGCGGTTGGATCATGCGAAGTCGAAGGCTGCGAAGGCTCGTGCTCGTGCGGCGTTGAGTCGTGCGAAGGCGCGTGTGCGGGCTGAGACGAGGGATGTTACGGCTGCGGACAAGAAGCGCGAGCAGCGCCGCGACAAACTGCAGAAGGCTCGTGAGCGCCGCACCCGCCTGGGCGAGTTGGAATTCACGACCCGCCGTCAGCTCTCCCGTGGCGACTTCAAGGGCATGTACGGGGCCGGGAATTTCCAGGGCGTGGACGCGTTGTTCGAGCAGTCGAAGAACGCGGACCTCAGCAGGTATCGGCGCAAGCAGTTGTCGTCTCTGGCGTACAAGCAGGAAGCGAAGATCAAGTCGCTGACGAAGCAGTCGGACAGGCTCGCTGCCAGCCTTGAGAAGGCCACGGCGAAGCGGGATGAGCTGCTGCAGGTGAAGGACTCGGTCGCTGATTCGGTGCGTGGTGGTTGGTCGCTGTCTGACACGTTCTCGAAGTTGAAGGAGGGCGAGGTCAAGGGGCCGCTGTCTGCCGGGCGGTTCACGAAGTCGGCGACCAGGTCGGCTAACCGGATGATGAAGTTCTCCCGGCTGCTCGGTGACCTGCGGAAGATGGGCTACAACGAGGCCGTCGTCCAGGAGGTCGCGTCCATGGGATCCCAGGAGGGGTTCCAGGTTGGGACTGCCCTGGCGAAGGCGTCGAAGGGCCAGCGCCGCACGCTGAACAAGCAGTACGACCGCATGGATTTCTGGTCTGGGAAGGCCGGGGACCAGGTCACGGCGTCGATGTACAAGGGCGGTGTGAATGCTGCTTCGGGTGTCGTGAAGGGCATCGAGTCGCAGCAGAAGGCGATTGAGAAGGCGTTCACCAGGATGGCGAAGCAGGGTGAGCGGGCGTTCAAGCGTGCCCTGGGCATCCACTCCCCGTCGAAGGTGATGGAGGGCCACGGTGTGAACACGGTGGCTGGCCAGCTGCGGGGCGTGAAGGCGAGGACGCCGGACGCGGTGCAGGCCATGTTCGATCTGGGGAAGAAGCAGTCGGACGCGTATTCGGCGGCTGTGTCCACACCGTCGTATGTGGTGCCAGCGTCGGCTGAGGTCGCCCGGTATTCGGCGCAGCAGGGCGGGTCCGCGTACACGGCAGACGCTGTGGCTGCCGCCGTGTCGTCTGCGATTGCCGGGTACCAGCCGGTCGTGAACATCGACGGGCGGGCGTTCTACGGGATCATGCGCTCCACCGAACACCGGTACGGGACACGCCGCTAACCGCCATTGTAAAGCCGGGTGGGTCTGGTCCAGTCGCTGGAGCCAGGCCCACCCCCATGTTTGGGAGGGGTCATAGTGATCTATCTGGGAACGCCGGGCCGCATGGTCGGGTTGAAGTGCCCGGCGTCGCAGTCGGTTGAGCATGCTGACCGTGTCACAACGCAGACCACGTTGGAGGGCCGGGTGAAGGCGCAGGTGCGTCGTATTGGCCGGCGTGTGTGGACGGCTGCCACGTCGGAGGCTACGACCCCGGCGGACCAGGCGGCGATCCTGGGTTTCTTGTCTGGGGAGTGGGGTCCGGGACCGTTCCAGTTCATCAGTGCTGACGCGCCGGTCACGAACCTCCTCACCCCCGCGCAGTCCCTGTGCGACCCGTCGCTTGCGTACGGCACGAACATGCCGGGCGGCCCCCTGTTGTGCGGGGACGAGTGGGCGGGACAGTCGTGGCTGGACGACCCGGCCAACATCATTTGGTTCTCCCGGGACATGAACAACGTGACCCCTGGGCAGATGATTACCGCATCCGCATGGATTCAAGGTGAGGGCTCCCGGGTGAACGTGCAGTTCTACAACAATGAGGAGTCAATGGGCGTCGTGTCCTCGAGGCAGACCGGGATCGCGGCCCGTGCAACCCGGTTGTCGGTGACCACGACTGTGCCTGAGGGCGCAACCAGGGTCCGGGTGCGTTGCAATGGTGGCGCCGTTCAGGCCGCCCGGCCCGCACTCACCCTCACAGACCAGGTGCAGCCGTGGGCGATTGGCGAAGGGTGCACGGCTGCGGTCATCCATGCCGGGTCGAAGGAAGTCGGCCTCGCAGTACCGGGCGCCACGTACGGGTCCGTCTCATTCACGATCACGGAAGTCGGGTGAGCGCATGCAGACCGGAACTCTGACGGTCACCGACGCCATGGAATGGGTGTCGCAGATTCACGTCAACGGTGTGCCGCGTGAGCACGTGTCGTGGTCCGTCGACCGGGAGATCACCAACGACCTGCCCGAACAGGTCTCCGGTGGTGGCGGTGTCGCCCAGGCCACCGGGACGGTGACGTGGGCCGGTCAGGACGTGCAGTCCCGGCCCACGAGCCCATGGTCGCCCTCGTCCGGGTGGATGCCCCGACGCGGCGACAAGGTGCAGATCTTCGCCGGCACCACCGGGAACATGTTCTCCCAGTTCGTGGGCATCATCGACCAGACCACTGGCACGGTTGGTGACTCGCTGGAGTCGAAGATCGTGGACCGTATCGACGACTTCTCGACCGTGGTGGACATCCCGGCGATGGCGTCCCTGATGCCCGCACTTCAGGAGGACGCCACGCAGCCGCGCCGGGTGGGCCTCTCGAACCTGTATCACTCGGTGTACTGCCTGCGCGCCGCAGGTTTCCACACGGTTCCCGGCCCGGAGTACCGGGTGTGCTTGGACGTCCCGATGCAAGGATCCATGTGGCCGCACAAGGGCCAGGTGCTCACGTGCACGTCGAAGGACAACCCGAACACGCAGGGCGGCTCATACTCTGCCCCGTGGGGCACCTCCCGATCCAACACGGTCGCGACCTATACCCCCTCCCCGAATCGTGACGCGTCGGAGCCAGTACAGATCATGATGTTGCTTGCTCCCGGCCATGCGGGGACCGCGTTCGTCAGGTGCAACTATGCGGGCGGGCAGACTGTCGCGCTCCGTGTCATAGGCAACACAGTCCAGTTGCGCATCAACGCGGTCAACGTCGCCACGTGCCCGTTCAACCAGGCCACCATCGTGGAAGGCCTGATCTGGGGTAGCACCGCGGAAGTCCGCACCAACCTCGGGGCGACGGGCACCGGCACCGGAGGACTGACCGGCACCGCAACCTTGAACACGGTGGACCTGGACATTGATGCGGCCTCCCGCGTCGGATCATTCCAGGTGTCCCACCCATCCCGAGAACAGGACCGGTTCGCGTCCATCGGGTTCACCCCGTCTGCGGTCATCGACCTCGGCGACCTGCACACCGGCCAGTCCGCGATCCCCGCCCAAGACCAGAAGCCCGCCAGGGACATCCTCGACGAAATGTCGCAGGCCATCCTCCGCCCGTTCTGGATTGACGAGACCGGGGTCGCCCGCATGGTCGGTTCCGATTCCCTCTACAAGGGGTCACCAGTGAAAACCCTGACGACTCTGAACGACATCGTGAACCTGTCGTGGGAGGACGACATCCTCGCGGTCCGCAAGGAGATCCACGGAACCTACATGCTGCCGTCGGTGAACCGGCGCTCCCGATCCTCCCTGACCGTGTGGGAAGGCTCCGAGTCCATCGTCCTCAAGAACGGGGAGTCGCAGGACATCATTGTGGAGCAGCCCGGCGACGAGGACTGGATCCTCGTGGACGAAACGGTCCGCTACTTCACCGACACCACACGGTTCGCAATCAACCAGGGCATCGGCACATGGTTCGCCGCAACATACACGGACGGGGAAAACGAAGTTCTTTCCACCCCCTGGAACCCGGACAACGACTACCTGGACGTCACGTGGGAAAAGCTCGGCGCAAACAGGTACAAGATCACCCTGTCTGTGAAGAAGACCATGGCTGCCGGATACCAGTTGGAGATTCGCTCCTACTCGTCCGACAACGCGCCCGCGAACACCAGACTGTGGCCGATGTGGTGGGACACGACGATGCCGATCATCCGGGCACGCGCCCGGGTGAAGTGGACAACCGAAGACCTCACCCCCGTCCAAACAGGGGCGACAGTCGGGTCCACGTTGGAACACGACTTCGGGCCGTGGGCGACCGGCTACAACCCAGATGACCGCACCGATGCCATCGACGACATCGTGGCGTTTCTGACCGACCAGGTGAAGGAACCGCACCCGCGCATCAGCGGGCTGGGTGTCGTCTACGACCCGCGCCTCCAGTTGGGTGACGTGGTGACCGTGTCCTCCCTCACCCTGCTCGGCGTCACGTTGCGCTGCCTCATCATCGGGGTCTCTACGCAGGCCGGCACGGACGGCATCAGCCAGTCCCTCACGGTCCGCATCATCTCCGCGCAAGGCAACCTCGAAACCTACGACGAGTTCGAGACGAAACCGGAGATCTCCTACACCCAGTGGGAAGCGCTGACCGCGCTGACCTACACCGACTTCAACACGAACGGAGAATAACCGATGGCATCCTCCACGACGCCGCACGGACTCCCCATCATCGAAGGCGCGGACTACATCCGCTCCGCCTCGTCCGGGAACCTGCACACCGACATCAACAGCCTGGCAACGAAAACGAATGCCGCCCTGTCCACCGTCAAGGGCCAAGCCATCGAGGAGGCCTCCGACCGGGCGGAGTCGGTGGCGCAGCAGATCGTTGGGTGGGGCGTGGACCAGACTGCCATCCCCACGAGGGGCGCCCCGGAAGGGTCCGTGTACGCGTGGGCTGATGTGACCGGGCGCGTGTCCATGACCATCGACGAGGACGCCGCACTACACCTGCACCGCGACCCGTTCTCCCCGTCCATGCGCCCGCTCACCGTCTCGCAAGGGTGGCGGTGGGGCGTGTCCGATGAGGAAGGACACCTCACCGCAGCCGTCGACGACAGGGGCAGTTTCCAAGTTTTCCGGGGTGCTGGCGCGAAGACGGCAATCCTCGGGCAGGTCGCTTGCATCGGTGATTCCCTCACCAACGGGTACTCCGGCGGGTCAACATGGCCGGCAGCACAGTCGTGGCCCATGCAGATGGCCGCGAACCGGCCAGACCTGACGGTCACGAAACTCGGGTTCAACGGGAACACGACCGACGAGGTACGCCTCCGTGTCGGCGCACTCCCACTCATGATCTCCGGGGCCACGGGCAACACGATCCCATCCACCGGGACCGTCAACGTCACCACACGCCAGCAGGTCGGGTGGGGCACCGCGAATGTGGCCGTGGCCGGAACCATCGCCGGCATCGGTGGCACACTCACGCACGACGGGTCCACCCTCACGTTCACCCGAAACGGGCAAGGCGACCCGTACACCATCACCGCACCCGTCCGGTTCGTGCCCAACGTTGACGACTACTCCTCCCACAACGTCGTGCTCTGGGTTGGACGCAACGACATCAACTCCGGTGTCACCGGGGCGGAAGCGTCCACAGCCGAGCACGTGGTCGCCGGCGTCCTCGAAACCGTCGAATGGTTGGCGCCCAGAACGAAGTCCATCGTCGTGGTGTCGGCGATCAACCAGAACAAGGAACCACGCGGGCACGAGCGCTACCAGGTCGTCCAAGACATCAACGCGGGGCTGAAAGCAGCCCTCCCGCACAAGTTCCTGGACATCCGGTCCTACCTCGTGAACCAGGCGATCTACGACGCCGGACTCACCCCCACCGCAACCGACCTGCAGAACATTGCCGACGACTGCCCACCCGCGCAGATCTGGGACGACGGCTCCCACTACCTGCCCATCGTGGCACCGCACGTCGCGGCATTCATCCAGACCCGACTCGAAGCGAAAGGCCTCATCTGATGGCTGGCATCCTCTTCACCTCCCCTGGCACCTACACCAACGCGGCCGACCTGCCCCAGGTCTCCACCGTGCACGTCACCCCCATCCCCGGCGCACACGCCGACTGGGCCGCGAACCAGCTCGCCCCCGGCACCGCGTCCTCATGGAGTGACCTGACCGGGTCGGAAACGCTCCGCTCCCAGTCCAACCCCTTGCAGTGGCCTGCAGTCGGCGGGACCGGTGTCGGACGGTACCTCGCATTCGACGGAACCAACGACCGCATGGACACGCCCATTGTCAAGTCCTGGGTTTTGTTGAGGGTCAGCGGTTGTTGAGTTTCAGGCCGCGGTGGCGGTCTGGTCGGGGCCGGTGTGTCCGGCCCAGTATTGGGCTTCGACTTCCGTAGGGGTGCGGTAGTCGAG